AACATATAATGGTTCATTATAAATTAATGCTGTTGTTGTAGAACAGGTAAAATACTTAGAGTTAGTAGTTGCTGAAACGGAACCTCTATTGCTGAAAGAAGAATCTGTGGTATTACTATATTGATAATCAACTCGGCCTAAAGTCAAAGGTAAATATGGAGCCAACTCAATAATAGAATATGTCTCTTCATTTTTAATACCCAATACCTCAAAATCAATAAGAGTATTTACAGTATCAAATGTTTCAGCCGATGTGCTAGTTCCTTTAAGTTTTGTTTGGAATTCTAAATCCGAAAGAATCTCATCCGGTTCAAAGATAGGATAGCCTAAAGCATTAGCATTATCATCAGAAGAAGAACCAATTAGAGATTCACCATCAGAACCATTAGACTGTAATTTAGTCCCACCTTCAAAATAAATACCTTTACCTGCTGCTCCGTTAAGGGAAGAAACAGTTTGGGATAGATTTGCGTTTGAAGAGAGAGCCTTGTTCAAAATATAATTTTTATCTCTAGCAACATAAAGTCCAACAGATGATGCTCCTTCAACTAACGACTTAGGGTAATCTTCAAGAGTTACTGTCGGGTATGTGTAGGAATCAACAATGCCTACATAAGCGATGGAATTATTTGCAAACTTAACAAAAACAATATCGCCAGAAACAAAAGAAAAACCGCTAGAAGAAACATCGAAGGTTTTAGAATTTCCAACTATTGAATTGGTAGTATCAACAGTTTTTGTAGTATCTGTTAGTTTATTATAGAAAGACCTAGAACTGTAAATAATGTCTCTAGAGAATAATTTGTTAGTATTAACAATTGGGGAAAGTAACTTTCTAAAATTGTTTCTGCCCTTAACAGTAGCCATTGTTTGTCCATTTTCTTTAAAACTCTCAAAGGATTCCACCACCCCATCAAACCTTTCAATGAAAATGATATACTTCCCTGAAACATATTTTAGCATTTCGCCGTGGTATGAATCACCTGAAAAAGATAGCGTTAAAGTCTGTTGAACTTTATTTGAATCACTAACGTTAGCGTAAATAAATCCGAAGTTGTTAGACATAAATCTAATGAATATTTTGCTATCTCGACTTTCAATGATAGGGAAAGTAGTGAGTAATGTTCCTTTACTTTGACTGTAAGCACGACGATATAAACTACCTGTCAATAAAGAAAAATTAGTAAAGGTATTGGTAAATTCACTTTCTGTTTCTAATCTACTGTAATTTGAAACATCAATGCTACCAGCACTTGTTGATGTAACGATTAGTAACCTACCATTTAATTTAACAACGTCATTAGTTGCAATCAAATCGTTAATAGGGTAATCAGAAGTAAAAATATATCTCCTAAAGGCAGAAATATAATTAGATACTTCCGCCTGTAATTCAAACCATTCATCAATTGTTCCTGTGTGAACCATGTGGCGGATTCGGTATGGTTCATCTTCACTAATCTTCTTTGGATAAATCCTTTTATTATCAATTGCAGTTGATTCTGCAAAACCGGACCTGCTTTCAACCGAGTCTTCAATTTCAGTCTCAAAAACACCTTGCATTAGATTACAATAGTCTGGAGAATAATCATAATGAACGTATCGAGTCGGACCTCTTAATGTCGTAACAGTAGCATTATCTGAGGTTTCTCTTCTGGCGTTGTAAAAAACATCTTCATAGTCAGTATAATCTGCCGAGGGAAGAACGTAGGTTTCCTGTGCAACCGGAGTTGCCGCGATATCTCCCTCTCTGTTTAAATCAGTTAGGGTCACGTTAAGTGAATACAGACTATAATCTACGATTTTATTTGAATAATCTTGCTCTGTTAAGAATGTGGTAGTTAAGGTGTTTGGTGTAATGCTAGCACCACTTGAAGTATATCCAACTGCCGCGTAATATTTCGTGTTATGGTTTAATTCACCACTCTTATCTAAGCCATTAAGGAAATAGAAAAGAGGACGAGCACAAACTAAATTATCTCGTAATCCTTCTTTAAGACCACAAGATACAGCAATCGCCGTGTTCATATTTGTTCCTTTAAATAGCATAAATTTTACATTTTTATTTACTTGGTTTCCCAATTTTGGAGTAAATTCAAATGCATCACCATCAACATCTTCTGTTAAAAACTCAGTAATCCTAGCAAAATGGTGCATGTTTTCATTATCAGAATGAATAAGAACAAAGTAATAATCGTTAGCATCTAAACCATTCAATTGAATACCTACATCATCTGCACTATCATAGCAACGGATTTTGAAGCCTTCTGTATTGGCTTGATTTGAATACTCAGTAAGCAATCCGGTGCTTGCCTTAATTTCACTAAAGGTAGCATTTTGAGAATCATCGGAATGAATAACAGTAAAGAATCGTCCTGTTCCTGTTGATTGAGTAGTGAGTTTTGCATTGGTGGGACAGTTTGTATTAAATACAGAAGAAACGCTAGTTTCTCCTTTGTTAAAAACTCTAAGAGTTGACATTAGTTATCCACCTCCTCAAATCTCAAATAAAGAAGAGCATTGTTTAAATTAGGCATCAAGTTAGAATAACTTTGAAAGGTATCCTTTTTAACATTTGAAATAGACAATTCATGTAATTCTCCCATGAATTGTTCATTTGCTAATGCTGAATTGTCTCCCCTTGAGCCGGTATTATTGGCCCCGATATAAAAGTCTTCTTGGTCAAACGCAAAAGTTCCTGAATTAGAATGTGTATCTTGCAATACTTGAAGACCATTTAGGTATAAAGTGATAGTATTGAGAGTTTTTGAATATGTTACTGCAATGTGATAAAAGGAGTTGATATACGAAGGTTCGCGGTAAGCCTCAAGAAACAGGTCGGTATTGTTGCTTAAGCCTTCCGAATATGGCGTCGTTAGACTAACCGTGAGGCCCGATAATCCTGAGATGGTCCCAACAGGCACGAAGTTGAATCCGTCGCGTATATACACGGTCTGAGCGTTAGCATGGAGGCGAGAAGCGGAGTCCACATCAAACGACGACACCGGAGCGGTAAAGTCACCGTTCACTTGAGTAATTTTATCATATTGGAGTTTTCCTAATTTATTGAACCCTGAAAGGTCTGAACCAGAATAGTCAAACTGTTGGTCTAAGTTAGAAGTAATGACAGCACCGCTAGTAAAGGTTTCAGTTGTTCCACCAATGGTCATTTCAACTTGAATTTTATATTCAGCAGGTTTATTCTCATTGTGTAGTGTGCTGTTCACTAAATAGATTTTTAAAGAAGTGCTATAAAACAAACACATTTTATGAACAAGGCGATTTCCAATATTTAGATATTTGTTGCTTTGATAATTCCCTGCAATTCTTGAATCAAATCCCGGCATAATTTTCTTTGAATCTCTAATAACGGGAAGTGAACCACCTGTTGATAATCGGCAATATCCATTTACATCATAAGGTGTAACAATTGCTTCAAAAGTAAAAGAACCTTCATGGTCCCAAATACCGTAATCTGTTGTTGCTACGTTGCTACCGTAGTCAATTTTGACGTATGCGTTACACATAACAGGAAAAACAAGAGAACGCTGTTTTCCTACCAAAACGTCATACATTCAATCACCTCAAGGTGCTAATGATGCAACTTCAAACTCTAGGCTAAATTCAATTTCAACAGTTTCTCCTGCAAGCGTTGTTGAGAATGACCTAACAAAACCCTCTAAACCCGGACTACTTTCTGATGTTGGGAAATTGTTAGAAGCCGGAACACCTTCGTTATCATAAGTGTCTGGGTTGCCTCTTGCGCGAAAAGTCCAAGGAATCAACCTTTCAGTAACTTCAGTATATGACTCATTCACTTTAGATGGAATTAGAATAACTAGTTCCTTAATTGCTTGATTTACTGCCAGACCTGTCGAATCAACAGAAGAATGGATTAATTGAGCAATTTCCTGTGGGGTCATAGTTACGTTAAAATTATTTCCCAAGTGGTCTTCTCTTTGAATGCTAGTTTCAACAATGAATCCGCTAAGTGAAATGTTCTTTGTAGCCATACCCAAATCGAGAGCGGCGGTCAATGATTCACCTGTTGCTAATCCTGAAAGAGGGATTGGAAAAGATGGAATAGTCTTAGATGTGGAAATGCTTACACTATTTACTCTTAGGGGAATAGTGTTAATGGTAGCACCATCGCCTTCATCATGTTTTCCTGTTTTAAGATAAACGTAATAGTCAGGCATAAAATCACCTCATAGTGCTTGAAGAATTTCTTCTGTTAATTTTGCTGCTAATCATGCCGCCAAGTTTTTCAGCAATTCTTCGCAGTTCAGCATCAGATGTGTCCTTGGCGTGGATTGTGATGTTGAAGTTATTAGTTACACCACCTGTCATTTTGCTAGTTTGGTTGTTGGTATATACCTTTGAACCTGTTGGTAGCGAAACCAACTCAGGGCCTCTTTCTCCAACTAAGGTCATTGATTCGTTTCCTCGAACAATACCTCCGGTTTCCCTTTTTCCAAATACCCTCTTAAATACTCCTACCAATCCAGCAACTATAACGATTCCGAGCATAACAGGTAGTGCGTATAATGCAGCAACCTGTAATAGTGCAACAGCAACCATTTTAACACCAATTATTACTGAATATGCTACCAATGCTCTCCAAAGTATATCATAAAGAGCGTCAGTATATATTGGATTTGAAAGTAGTTCTGGTATTGATTTAATAGTTGCCACAAGCAATTCAAAGCCAACCAATAAAGCAATTTTAAGAGTTTCTATTAATATGTCATTTACCGATTCTAAAATGCTACGCAAATAGTCCATAGCCGCTTCCAAATCTCCGCTCATCAATGCGCTAAATAATCCAACTATGTCACCAATGCCTGAAGCAATTAATGCAATAATTCCTCCTATTCTTTCCATTATATCACTAAAATCTAATTGTTCACTCATTTGTTTAATTACCCCAATAGCAGCAATAATACCAATAGCAACAAACATACCCATAATGATATACTTTTGAAGTAATTGGAAGACGCCTTTAGTGAAATTAGCAAATCCTAGCATTTTTGTTTGGAATCTAGTTGCAAATTTATCGTATTTTTCCTGCCCCTTTGCAAACTTTTTTCTAACTTCCCAAGTTTGTCCGTTCTGACGAAAGATTTTTTCTAATAAATCTGAAGTTTTTTCACCAAATTTATTTAGTTTGTTCATATTAGATTCAGAAAGTTGCTTTCTTTCCTCATCTCTAATTTCCTTTCTTCCTTGCGCTGTTTGCATTTTCCTTTCATACTCTAATGTCTTTTGTGCCTTTATTGCATTTTTCTCTAGGTTAGTATACTGTTGATTAACTTCTTCCATTGCTTTAGAATATGCCTCAAACTCTGTATATCCCGCCTTAATTGCTAAAGTATAGGAATCAGTTGCTTCAAGTAATTCTCTAGTTTCTAAAGAAAGGTGACTAAGGGTAGCAGCATGACTACCAAACATTGATGCGAAGGAATTTTGAGCCTGAGCATAATTTTCAAATTGTGTAGAAACACCAATCATTTGGGCCTTAATTGCATCATATGATTTCATTTCATTAATGATTGCTTTATTATATGCTTTCCTGCTATCAGTATTGGACTTCTGCTTTTCATCAACTTGCGCTAGAATATCAACGTATGCTCTTACTTTGTTTTGAATAGCCCAAATAGGAGTTCCTGAAACAAGACGACTAAAAATAGTCCAATTCTTAGATGATTTAGAAGAAGCATTAGCAATACTTGAAAGTGCTTTACCTAAGCCCCCAAATGCCGATTGTGCAGAAATGGTTACACTCATCAGTTGCTTGAGGTCAGAAGTAACGCTTGCTAAGTCTTCAGCCATTCTTAGCACTCCTTTTTACCTTTTCAATTTCTTCTGCTTGCAATCTTTCCGATTCGTTATGAATTGCTAAGAAATCCTTTACCATAGAAACAGGCATTTTATAAACTTCTAGAGGGCTAATTCCTAATCCTTTCGACAAATAGTAAACGGCTAATTTGGAAGCAATTTCGGGGTCATTGACCTTCCCCTTGAATGCTTGCCGAATTACTCGTTTTTTGCTTCATCCTCCTGAAGCATATTCATGGGATTCGGGAGGATTTCTTTAAGTTGGTTTCCAATGTAAGGACTGAGCCTTAACATATCAAGTGTGGAGAGGGAAGGTTCCGTTTTCTCGATAAAGTTCTCAACCATGTAACGATACATAGCATTGAGGTCTAAATCGAAAGATTGAGTTTTAGAATCAATCTTCATTACGGCATTCATAGCCTTTTCAGCCTCAAGCCATGTCGGTTCTCTAATCCATACCTTAAGGTATTCATCAGAGTCCGGTCGTGCTTTTAAGTAATGCACTTGGCTTTCGGTCGCTGCAAATAGGCTATCTTTGTTACTTACTACTTTCTTATCTGTAATCATGTTTCCACCTTCATAACCAACAAACAAACAAACGTATGTTGGTGGAATATCATTCTTGTAATTTAGACTTTACAGGAGCAGGTTTTGGTTTTGGCTTAGTATCCTTTTCTAAGTTAAGTCTGCGCTTCTCGAATCGGTCCAAGAGTTTCACCCCTGAAGAATCCAATGCGTTACTGCGGTGCAGGATTGCAGGGTTCTCGGCATAACTGTTGCTTCAACTGCAATCGGTCCCTTATCATCAGGGATTGGGAAGTTGTTTGCTGACACTTGATAATCTGTAAATTTCAGAGTAAAGGATTCCCCGTTTGCCTTCTCGAAGTGTAATTCAATGTATTCGTCTGATGCGGTGTTATCACCGCTACGGCTAACTAATTCTGTGTAAAGCGAATCATCGGTAACGTGTCCTGTGAAAGATAATTCATAGGTTCGTTGGGCAGGAATACCTTCCTTGATAGAAGTATTTCCTACACCAATGAATCTGCGGTCTTGGAGATTGTTGTTCATAGTTAATGTAAGAGTGTTAATCTTCAGGTAAGTTTGACCGAAAATCTTAAAATATCCACGAGAGAAGAAGAATGGCTCAAGGAAAGTTGGAGCAGACCCGTAGTTAAAGAAAGTAGTTTCATCAGTTACTCCTCTTCTGGCGTCATACAGTTCATCCTGTTCAAGAGAATGAACAGCGCGAGAGTTAAGGTCAAGAGTCATCTTAATTTCTTCATTCTCATTTGCTGTTAGAGTTAAGGTATTAACTCGGTTTCCTCTTGCAATCTTAACGAAGTTCTTTGTTTCAGCCGCACCCGAAACGTTTTCTGTTCTATATGTGTTAGTTGAAGGTAACTTACTAAGAACCTGCTCAATTGCAAACGAGGGAAGGTTATCAGTATCTTGTTCAGCAAAGGTATAGGAAATAGAATTAGTAATTGCATTAGACACTTCAGTTGGAAGGGTTAATTTATCCATGTCGGCTAAAGCATCTTGTCCCTTCAAAATTGGAGGACAAATAGTGGTTCCGATGGAACGATAGAAAATAGGGCCTGTTTCAACGTGTGCGCCATTATCAATATAAACAGCACCACTTGTTTGTGCAGTAAATTCATCACCAGCGGCTAAGGATTCAGTAGCAGTTGTTCCTGTGGCGGCTGTGCATTTTCCTAAGAAATAGTATAACCAAGCAGCATGGTTAGCAACAATTCCTAAGTTTGCACCGCTAGCCGTTTCGATACCCTTATATTGATAAGTGTAGTTTCTTGAACCACCAAGAGCAAGATTCACTTGTTTCATTTCCACTTCAGTAGTTGGGAATGTAGCAGATTCAAGAATACCTAACCATTCATCAGCAAGGAGTCTTTTGGCCGTTGATGTTGGAGCAGGAACAGGCGCACCATAGCCGCGAATATGGAAATAGTCGGTTCCTGCAACAGCGGCGGGGGAAGCCGGAAGTGCAGGAGTAAATGTAATAGTTATTGCATCATTCGCAGTAATTCTGTGCATAGAGCAAGTGGATTCAGAATCATCATAGAATTCCAAAACACAACCAACGTATAAATTGTTAACTAAACTGTATGCGTTTGAAAACGCAGTTGCTACAGTTAAGGTGTTTCGGTCCCCGTTCAATGAAGCGAAAGGAACGTAAATATCATTTTCAGGCACAAAGGTAAGCGATGCTCCGCTTCCTAGAAAAATATCGGTGTTACAAACTGTCATAAATCAATTCCCCCTCGTAAAACAAACTTACGGGACTGTGAGGGCAAATCTCTTTGCTTCAATGCTTACTTTATAGCCAAATAATCTCTTTGCTCTATCATTCGATTCAGTTCTCGAACCAACGAATAATTGATTAAAACAGGAGCCATCAGTAGCCGTGTAGCCTCGTCGGACTCCCTCAAGCACATGACGAGCAATCAAGTATAAAGCCCTGAGCCTTTCGCGGCCAAAATCTTCTGACCCCCCTGCCCTTTCATCGTGTATAGTGCGAATGTGCATAGTGAAACCATATGTCTCATTACGCATATCATAATGAATAGTTGGATATTGAATAGATTGTGAATCTTCAAAGATAATAATTACATCTTTAGAAGAAAGGTCGTAGCGAACACCTTGATTTTTCTGCAATGTTCTAACATCAACAAAATTAGGTGTTGAATTGTGAGTTGCGGTGATAACCCCCGCATCTGTTAGAGCAGTAACAGATGCAGACCAATTATTAGTTAAGATATCAATTATAAGGCTGACTTCATCCATGCAGCCACCTCCTTATAAATCGCCTCTTCAAGATATTTAGCAAAATCTTGTTCTGCATATTTAATTTTTTCTTCATCTGACATTGTGATATCAATACCAAGAGTTTGAGAGACTTCAAGCATGGCCTTCTGTCTTTCTTCTTGGATTTCAAGAAACTTCTTGAAATGACTGATATCAATTTCAAATGCCATGTCAATCAATAAAATAAACTATGTCGCTTTTACCTGAAAGGATTTCAAATGCTTCCTTTCTAAGAATATCGTATTTTTCTTTAGTGCTGATGTTTCCGCCTGTTTCAGCAATAAGAATAGTTTGGTCGTCATGTCGTAAAATTTCAGCACAAACTAATTTTGTTGTGGCTTCATGGATAGCGGCAGGAACTCTCCCATCACCTGAAACATAAGAAACAATAACAGAATTTTGTGTATGATAAGGATAATCTCTAAGGAAAAAAATACGGCCTTCATCGCCAATAGTCCAATAAGAACCAAGGCGTTGCATGTCATCTTTATCAGTAAAAATCTCAACATCACAAACAGTAGGAATACCATTTGAAGAAGTAAATGTTGCTGTGCCGCTTCCGCTTTGAGTTGCCGCATTAGACATAGTTACATTTGTTGAATCAACAATAGCAGTAATAGTTGTATTAGATGGAATGTGATTGTTGCTATCCACAATAGTCATACCTACCTTGAATTTACTGCTATCTGCAACTACTTAGTTGGTGCTAGCCTTTACCTGAGTGATGTCCTGTTGTATGCTCGCCTTCAGCACACAATCGGAGCCGTCTTC